TCCGGAAGGGTGTTGGGAGTTACGACACGACATAAAGGCACACCAAGCGAATTTGATGTGTGTGTCGATGTCCCGAACTACCCGTTCGACCTCAACGCCATGCACGATGCGGAGAAGATGCTTACAGTTGATCAATTTGAACAATACCGCTGGATATTATGGGATATTTGTAAACAAGTTCGAGTTAAAGATTGGTATAGATGCTATCTTTCGTCAACCGCATCCCAACGCGCAGAGGCTTTCCTACGCACGATTGGCAAATGGGGGGAGGCGAAATGAGCGACACCCCAATATCAGACTCGACCCCTCACAACGTGGCCGAACTCGGCATGCTGTGCAGGAGGCTTGAACGAGAACTCACCGCGGCCAACGCAATCATCCGGCAGCAGCAATTGTTGGATGAAGCAAACCTGCAACTTCAAGAGCGCATCAAGCGGCTGGAGGAGGCGGGGGATGCGATGGAGGCGTGGCTACGCGATGAGCGGTTGAATGCCGTGCAGTACACTGTTTCAAAATGGCGCAAAGCCAAGGAGGCCAAGCCGTGAGCGACATTCACTAAATCAGGCAGTTTCACCGAATGCTGAAACCGAAACAACCAATGAAAGACTCAAGACCAATCATAGCCGGACTAATCGCAGGACTTGTTGCCGCTGCATGCATCCTCTGGGGAGGACATATCGGAGCGCGACAGGTAAAGGAACATGCGGTCATCAAAGGCCACGCCGAATGGGTGGCCGATCAGAGCGGAAGAGCAGTGTTCAAATGGAAGGAGGCAAAGCCGTGAGTATCATTGAACTGCTTCAGAAAGCTGGGGATGGTGTGGAGACTCAGACTGTCCACTCAGCCGCAACCGGAGTCCACAGGAAGAAAAACCACACCGAAATCACGGTGATGGTTCCGCATGAGATGGGAGATTCGATCACCAACATGTTACTCGGAAAGGAAGGCGACAAGATCGGGGTGATCCTGTGGCTCCCGACGTGTGTGATCAAAGAGGAGGTGGCAAAGCCATGACCATCACAATCAAATCGTGGATCGTACCAGCACTCATCACCGTAATCCTGCTGTGCATCATGTTCAGGCCATACCGTTCCAGCGGGCAGTATGACTTTGGACAGATCTTCCGGCTGTTTTGGCTGATACCGATCGGAGCCGTTTGGATGGTTTACATGGGTGTACTTCTAATCATCAAGGAGGCCAAGCCGTGAGAAGCTCAATCAAACAATTTCACCGAACGCTGAAACATAAACAACAAATGAAAACAAAACTATCACCAGCATTGCAACTGGAAGCAATGCTTAGTGGCAAAACCAAAACGCATCGCACAGGAAACAAAATGGAAATGCTTAACCAAAAAATCAAAGAGCTTGAACTCAAGCTGGAGTCGGCCAACGAGCGCATCAAGCGGCTGGAGGAGGCTGGCAACAATCTGCTTTGGAATTTCTGCCCAGAGTACACATCTGATTTCACTGAATCTCAGTCTGATGCTCTTAAGCAATGGCACAAAGCCAAGGAGGCCAAGCCGTGAGTGTTGAGGAACGAATCCTTTTCCTAGCGGAGTCTCCCGATTGCAACCATCCACGCGAACTCCGCGCAATCGCCTTTCAGGTGCGAAAACTGGAGGATCGGATCAAGCAACTCGAATCCGAGAACGACGCTCTCCGCGCCGATCTGCTGCTGTGGAACGAGAAGGAGGTGAAGCCGTGAGTAGCATTTCACTTTTAGAACAATGTATGTACGGACTTGTGGCCGGTTGTTTTCTGTCCTTAGCCATCCTGTGGGGCGATCAACTTGGCAAGAGCAGCATGCGCGAAGAAGCTGTTAGGAAGGGCCACGCTGAGTGGGTTGTCGATTGCGCGAATAAAAATCAGTTCAAATGGAAGGAGTGCAAATGAGCCAAATCAACGACGCATTCGGAAGACCGCTGTTTGAGGCGATGCGCGGAACACCACCGCCAAGCTGGGAGCAGACCTGTCTGAAGCTTTCGGAAGAGAAGCGCGAGCTTCAATCCGATGTGAACGAGCTGAAGGAGCTGGTCGAGTACCTGCAAGATCGGATCAAGCTGATGAATAGTACTGGTGACGAGCTGCTTGAGTGGCTGAAGGACGGTACCATTTCCGACTCAAACTATCGGCTGCTGGCCAATGCATGGCAGCGAGCAAAGGAGAACAAGCGATGAACCCTCAATACGAAGCGCACGAACGTATGTGCAAATCCATCGGAGATATGGCGAAGGAGAACGAGATATTGAAGCAGCACGTCACCGAACTCGAAAACCGTCTCCGCGCTCTATGGGACAAGCTAGAGTACGAGCGGAAGCATTACATGGACCGCATCAAGCGGCTGGAGGATGTTGGAAACTCAATGGCTGCATGGTTGTCCAATCCAAGAAATCTTGGGGACGATCCATTTATGGCTTCGCAATGGCGCAAAGCCAAGGAGGCCAAGCCGTGAGCCATCTTGTTAACGCCAACAAAATGGTCAGCGATACACCGAGGACGGATGCGGCTAGACCGCCATACACGGAGCTTCAAGAATTTGTATCGGCAGAATTCGCTCGCACACTTGAACGCGAACTCAACGCAGCTAACGAACTCATCGTGCGGCTTCAAGCAGTCACCAACGACCCTCACGCGCTCTGGGCCAACTGGTTGCGTGGGAGCGTTGCTCTGCCGGTGGGCATCGGGGATGTCCGGCAATATCAGGACCGCATCAAGCGGCTGGAGGCAGTGGGGGATGAAGCAATCTACCCCTTTGAATATGCGGCCAGAGTTAGAATTTGGACAGAAGCAAAGGAGGCCAAGCCGTGAGCATAGAAGAACGAATCCTAAATATCGTCGAAGAACCAATTCAAATTTGGTGGCAAGACAAACTCGAACTCCGCGCCATCGCCCGAGATGTCCGCAAATTGGAGGATCGGGTGAAACAACTGGAGCAGGAGAACGACGCATTGAGAGCCGATCTGCTGCTGTGGGACAAAGCTGGCATCGGATTTACTACGGAGGACAAGCCGTGAACCTCAACGATTCCCAGCGCAAGCTCATCACCAACAGCATTTCCACTGTTTGGAAGGGAAAGCGCGAATGCCCGATCTGCATCCCCACCACCGTTTGGAGCATTGGAACCCTCGTTGAGGTCCGAGAGTTCAACGAAGGTAATCACTGCCCCGGTGCTGCTATCACTCCTCTGGTAAAAGTCGAGTGCAACAACTGTGGGTACACCATCCTCTTCAATGCCATCGCTCTCGGTGTCGTTGACCCGGACACCGGCAAAGTGAAGGAGGTGAAGTTGTGAGCGATACACCAAGGACGGATGAGTTTGATGGAGAATACAGTGAATGGTCGCCAGCCAAGCCTCAAAACTGGCCAGCATTCTCCCGCAAACTCGAACGAGAACTCAACGAAGCCAACAAGCGGATCAAAGAACTCGAAGCCAAAGTGGATGAACTCCATGACCTCGAAAAATGGCTGGAGGGAAGATGAAACCCGCATTCATATATAAGCACACCATGACCATCGAAGAAATGAGAACCATCGACGCCACCAAAACGTACAAGGAGTTGGAGGAGGCCCGTGCCAGGATCGCGCACCTGGAGGCAGCACTTCGCAGTATCGCCAACCAAGACCATCGCGGCAACCGCTCAACCGAATCTCAGATCGCCTTCGAGGCGCTGAAACCATGACCACCCACTACAACCACCTATCCAAACGCGCTGCCTGTGGACGTGCTAGCGCCCGAACCACCACCGACAAATCCAAGGTCACCTGCATCGCGTGCCGACGCACGGTGGCGTACTTCAAAAACCCATGACCTTCTCCCAATCTGGCCAGCTGCCACACCACCAATACTGCTTCGTCGATGCCTCGTTCATCTCCAGCCGCACCGGGTTCATCCCCTGCGTTTGGTTCGGGCTGGTCTCGATTCCCGGCAGGATGTGGGGCTGCACCATCATGCTTGAGTGCGGCGCGGTTTACCGGGCGGTGCCGCCTCACGCGCTAGCATTCGATCCACAGCCTGAACTCGACTGGCGCCCAGACCACGCCCAACGCTGGGACTGCTACGGTCGGGAGTTCAGCACGATCGAGTACACCTACCTCCGAGGTATGGAAGCCGTAGTGAAATGCTCTGACACATTCAAGTACGGCACTTACATCTTTACGGCCGTACCCATCGACGACGGCTTCAGCCGTTATCCCGAGCAAGCCAAGGAATTCATGTTTCTGCGTGGTCACAATGGACGCCTTATGATCCAACCCACTGACAGAGTCTTGTTTTCTGACCCCTCGTTCGTAGTCACCCCTGAGTGGCCGACGGATCTCAAAACCACCACCGAAATCTACACCTGCGAATGAACCTCATCCAACTCATCAAACGATTCCTTGGGCTCGTAAAACCAATAGACCGCCCCCGCATCCCGATCGAGAAGCGACTGGCAATCAAAGGCGCCCCGATGCACGTCACCGACGCTGAGCTAGCACGCATCCTCTCCGTCTCCTACGCAACCATCCACCGATACCGTCACAAAAATGGACACCAACCACGAGAACGACGAACTCTCCAGATTCAAAGCGATAGCCCGCCAGCTGCATGATCGACTCGGCTGCGGCTGCTTTCGTGAGCCATGCTGGACGTGCCAGCAGGTCTCGAAGCGCTACCAAGCCATGATCCGTGAAGACCAGCGCACCATCCAAGCAATCCACCGGCATCCATCGGATTCACCTGTCCGGTAACCGGGTTGTCGTGATCGACACCAAGGATCTTAGCGACCGGTCCCGCAAGGATCTCATTGGCACCTGCGTCGCCAACTCGCAGGATCCAGAGACGCTCCTGGTGAATATCCGTAGGATCCCAGGCGTGCTATCAGCCGCCTTCGGCTGACACCGATTTCGGGTAACCGACGTGGCCGGGGTGGTTTACGTTTTTCCCATCCATCGGTCTGGTATCGGCTCATCTCTCTCCTGGTCTGGACGCCGGGAGGGAGAGCCCGCCCCAAAACAAAACCCCTGAGACCTCGCGATCCCAGGGGCTGTGACAACCTAACAACTACAAGCGGTGGTACCCTACTTCTTCTTACCCACAACCGCAAGGGTTTTAATGACCCGATCAGCCAGTTCCTTCGACGGTCGGAAGTACACCTTCGGTCTCGGCGGAATCGGGATCTCGACATCCGGGATCAGCGGGTTACGGCCGATCATCGGCTTCGTCCAACGCACCTGGAACTGACCGAAATCCGGCAGGTTTAGTTCACCCTTCAGGATCTCCTCGGCCATCAGTTCCATCACGCAGTCCACCACCTGCTTCGCGTGCGGAACCAGCAGGCCGCACTCCTCGGACACCCGGCGGGCGATCTCAATTCGTTTCACTCTTCACCCCCATCTGCTGCTGGACCAGCTGTTCAATCGCACGCCGTGCCACCATGCCAGCGATCAACGCGGCAGACGGCTCAGGTACGGTGCCATCCTCGGGGATGGGAGGCTGCACGTCGATCGACAGGTGAAACCCACCATCGGCGTCCGTGATCTCAATGGTCACCTTCCGGGTCATTCGACCCTCCTTCCCTGCACCCGGGCCACACGCTCACCCTGCCAAGGCGGCGGGGTCTGCGAGGCGCGGTTGATCGAATCCACGATCGCCGGGTTGGTCACCGGCTGGATCAGCGGGGTCTTCACCGCCTGCGGGATCGTCGTATTCCCACGGGGGCCGTTCACCACGACGCCCTGAATCCGGACCACGCGCTTGGCGTTGATCTCCTTCATCTGGTCACTGCGCCGCTGGCGATCCTCATCGGTGATGGTCTTCGCTCGACCGCGACCGCGACGACCCAAGGCCGATGCGGCCTGACTGACTGCGGGAGGCACCAGTGGGGCCTCCTCGTTTGGTTGGTTCTCTGTTTCCATGTTAGATGATCCTCCAATCGTTCGACAGCATATCAGTCTGAGACGCCAGCCACCCAGTCAACACAGCGCGACGGCCGGCAGCGTTCGTCGTGTACATCCGGATGGATCCAAGGCACTCGATTTCTCCACCGTTCTCTTCAGCCAGCGCCTTCAAGTGTGGCTCCTTGCACCACGCAGCTGGGACCGAAAAGGCAGGAAGAAGCCAAAGGTACATCCCTTTGCCGTTCCAGCCGTTGCGTTGAATTTTCTTTCCCTGCTTGAGGGCCTCAAGCGCCTGCCCGAAGGTCAGGTTTTCCGTTTCGTATTCCATGTTTGTCTTCTTTCCGTTCCCGCGTTACTGGCGCGGGGAAATCTTCACTGCAACGACTCGTTGCTCATCCATCCGCCGCATCGCTGCGACGACTCGTTTCCAGTACGCCGCCGTGCGCCTGCGCCGCCAGCCGTCCGGGCCCCCGTTCCAGATCCGGGCACGGTCCTGGTCGGTCACGGGCCGCCCGATCCTGGCCTCCGTGGCGTAGTGCCCGAGGTAGGCCTGGGCGACCTCGGATGCTAGCACCCGATTGGTCATCGAGCCCCAGGCGTACCGTCGGCCGGTTATCCTCCGGACATCAACGACGACGGCCGGCTGGATTTGCAAAGGCCCGAGCTCCCCATGTCGGCCGCGAGCCATGTCGTTCCCGCCGCTTTCCACGGCGATCAGTGCTGCTAGTAGTTGGGCTTTCATAATTCCAAGCCAGACCCGCGGCCTGTCACGCAGAGGGTCGCGCTTGAAACCCTGAGGTCTTGAAACCCTGAGGTCTTAAAACCCTGACAATCAATTCAATTCCGCAGAGCGTTTTGCGTAGTAGTCAATACAGAGTTTGACCAGATCCTCGGCCGCATCGCGACTCAGGATTTCGGCGCGGACCCGGATGCAGCCGGCCAGAAACGTCTCGACCTCCGGACTCATTCCGATCCCGAGGCGGTCGCAGGTTCGGGCGATCATCAGGCAGTCCACGACGATATCCATCGCCGGCCGGCCCGATCCCCGCGACGCCTGAGCGGCAAGGATCACGGCAAGGGTGCATTTTGAGAGGGTCACTTGCCACCTCCCCGGGCCTGCTTCAACGCCGCCTCAGCCCGATCGAACAGGTCCACAGGCATATCGTCCCCGCCGTCCGATTCCATCCACCACTGGAGGATTCCGTCCAGCGCCTCCAGCAACTCAGGCGCAGCTGCAATCAGGTGGGCGTCTCGCGGGTCGCCATCCCGCATCTGGCAAACGATCGACCCCTGAGTCAGCGCCCAATCATTCGGCACGTAGTCCGACATTTCCACGTTGGCATCGGCCGTCATAATCCAGCGCGCATCATGGCACGGATGCTTCCCGGCATGGATCGGGCACGGTACGACCTTCCAAGGGCCGGCAGCATGAGCGCTCACTTCGCCACCCCCATTCCTGCTAGCACGTTCCGCACTCCCTGCGATACCGTCACCCCGGCTCCCGGCCAGTCCACCTGTTGCAGGCGCTCCGCGATCCGATCCAGCAACGGCTCGTAACCGCCCTCGGGAATCAGGCCCTCGGCCTCGACTTCCGCGATCGCGCACCCAGCCAGCGCGGCCCGGGTGATTGTGTTCAGCTTACAGTCAGGCATCCGGTGCCCGATCATCGCAGCCGCGAATGCCGCATCGTAACAGTTCGGTTCTGTCTTCATTCGTTTTCTTCCTCGGCCAGTCCTTACTGGGGACCGATCCGCAGGCGCTCCGCTGGCATTCAGAGCGCCGCCGGGTCAGTCAACCATGTCGATCAGCTTCAGGTCCGCCATCGCGTGTTTCCGTTTCCCGTCCACGTACAGCACCGTCACCCGATCCCCGTTGATCGCCTCCACGAACCCAGACCGGCCTAGCCCGTCAGTCACCGCGTCCCCGAGTTCCAAGGTCAGCACCGCGGTCACGGACGCCACCGCCAGCAACTCAACCCGGCCGGCGTATTCCCGCTGGATCCGCTCCAGCTTCGCCATCCCGTCGGCGTCCCACGCAATCGCGACCGGCCGCGAACTGTCCGCGATCTCCTGCGCAACCCCGGCAAACGCCTCCGGAACCCAGCGGACCGCAGCTGCGGCGACGCAGGTTGGCACCGGCAGATCGACCCATTCTCCGCCCGTCCCGCCCACCATAACGGCCCGTCCGGCGATCATCTGGCCCTCGCCAAGCACCCAGAAAGTCTGCCCGTCGCGCAAGGCCCCCTCTTCATCAATCCAGCAATCAACGCTCTCCCCGCACCCAACCCGCTCCAGCAGGTCAGCGCCGATCCACTCCAGCGCTGAGTTCCAACTATCCATTCCCCGGGTCACCGTGCGCGCTACTGGATCGATGCGGAGTGAGCGGGCGAGGATGTTTCGGGGGTCCTGTTCTGTCGTCTGATTCATGTTTGCCTTTCAAACCCGGGTTCGGCCCGGAACCGTGCGGCCGTGCTGGCCAGCGTTGGACGCCCCCGCAGGGACGCCCCGGCGCTGGTCAGGCACTCAGCCCCAACCCCTTCAGCCAAGCGGCCTCGGTGCCCCGCAACAGGTGCCCAACCTGCACGGCGTCCAGTCGGACCTCGCCGGGCTCTGCCGGCAGTTCTGTCGTCTGGCTCCGCCCATAACCGTGCGACTCTTTCAGGCACGCCCGGGATTCCCGCCAGCGCCACCCGATGCGACGGAACCCGGCCGGGTGCATCCCGGCGGCCATCCTCGGGAGGTCCAGCGGATCCTCGGCCGCCTTCAGCAGGTGCCACGTCTCCGCCAGTTCAGGCCCGAACTTCGCCGCGTAATACACCCAGACTTCCGCCCGGCGTCCGGCCGCTTCGGCGCGATCCACGGCCGCCGCGATCAGGACGGCCGCCCGCGTGAACACTTCGCCGGCAACCCCTGCCGAACCGCCGCCTTTCACGGCGAACCTGACCACGGTCCCGGCCGGGCCTTCGGCGGGCACCGGCACGCTGGCCGCCATGCACTCGGGATCGCCACCCAGAAACCGGGCCACGTCTGGCTCTTCGCCGGCCACGTCCCACTCGGTCCGGAACGCGTCCTGTCGGGCGGCCGCCGCTAGCACGCCGTCCAGCTTCTCCGCCATCTCCCGGGCCTTCGCCGCGCCATCGGGCCATCCAGCCCGGATCAGTTCCTCCCCGTGCAGGTAGGTCGCCGATCCGCGCCACTGGGGATCGTCCGTCGCCTCGGATTCCCGGCAGTCCGAGAGCCGGGCGGGCGGGTTCAGGAACTCCGCCGCCGTCGCGCACCGGGCGACCCAATGAGCGTGACCGTCCGCCGTCGTCCCCACTCGCGTCCACTGGCTCATCGGGTACCCCCTTCCACGCGGGCCCGGGCATCGGCCGCCATCCCGCGCCAGAGGATCGCTTCCTCCACCCACTGCCGGCCCCACCCGGCGGCGAACAGCGCCACGCCGGCCTTCGCGGCCCGGGGGCTGATCACCGCCCGCACCTGCTGCTTCTCAACGCTCGCCCGCACGGACCGGACCCGGGCGAGCCACGCGGCCGCGTCCATCGTCCCGCCGGCCCCGAGGTCAAACGCCGTCTCGGGTTCAGGCACGCCCACCATCGCCGCTTCGAGACTCTCATCCAGCGGCCACGCGACAGCGCCGAACCGGTCCAGCGTCGCGGCGTCCAGCGGGTTCCGCCCCACGTATTCCCGGGAGGCCCCAGAGCCCCACGTGTTCGCCGATGCCACGCACCGGAACCCGGCGTGCTTCGGGATCATGCTGGCCGGCGTGCTCAACCAGTCGCCCGCCAGTGCGGCGTTCAGCGTCGTGAGAACTCCCGGGTGCCCGGCGTCCATCTCATCAATCAGGAACAGCCCGCCGTCGCGGAAAGCGCGGACCAGCGGCGTGTCATGAAACGTCCCGCCAGCGTCAACGAACCCCAGCAAGTCCGACTTGGACGTCTGCGGGCCCACGCTGATCGCTTCAAACGGAATCCCGAGGGCCTTCGCCGTCGCGGCAGCTGCCGAAGTCTTCCCGGTCCCGGCCGGGCCAACCAGCAACAGGTGGACGCCAGCGGCAACCCCCGAAAGCAGCAACGGGAACCGGCAGTGCTGGCGGCCGATCGTCACGGCCGGGGCACCGTCGATCCGGACCGTGATTTCACGCGGAGCCGGAACCTCCTCGCGAATCAGGGCCCGCACTCGGTCCTCATCGATCCCCTGCTTCGGCATCATCAGGGCCAGCGCCTGAGCCAGCGCCTGAGCGGCATCTGGGGAAGGCCCGGCAGATTGCGGCCAACGGCCCGAGGTCAGAGCCTCAACCAGCGTAGCCTTTGAAGCGCCGGCGATCAGGGTTCCGGAGCCGATCCCCCGCTCCCGGCAAGCGGTGCGGAGGTCTTGAACGGTCATAGTGTCGTAGTTCATAAATCAATGGTTGGGCAGGAAGCCGGCGGCATTTTCCAGCGCCCCGAGAAGCGCCGCCGTGGTAAGGATCGCGGCCACAATCAGGGCCGCTTTCAGTCGTTCGTTGCGTTCGTTTTTCATACTGTGGAGCCGTAGGTTTGCATAGAACGCTTTACGTGTCAATACCTCGTTTTTGGGTGGCCATTCTCCATGAGTCCATGACAATATGAGTGTATGCTCATGGATAAATTCGACGGTCCGCAGGATGGGAAGAGCCTGCCCAGAAGGGCGCGCAGGTCTGGAGTGGCTTTGGCTTTGGCTCGGGCCTCGGAGCCAGGCCAGATGGCGCTGCGCCTGCGCCGTTCGGCTCGGGACATGGAAGACCTCGCCTCCGATCTCAATCTCCCCGCTGCCGATCGAATCGCCGCCACCAAGGCACTGGTCTCGGTTCAGGCTCAGATGCTGGAATTGATTGGGTGGACCAAGCGCCCGGCTTTGGCATCTGGTGGAAAGCGCCCCTCCGCCCCGATCCTCGACGTTTCCCCCTCGGCCGCCCCTCCGGATCTCGGTTGACCCAGATGCCAGCACCGGACCACGTCGCCCTGGTGCTCGACCCCGAAACTCCCGAAACTCCCGAAACTCCCGAGACCCCCGCCGCTATTTCATCTGCTAGCACCGACCAGCACCAATGGCCGACGTGCTAGCACGGTGCCTTGAGGGCGGGCGCGGGCGCGGGCACGTTTAAGGGATTCCTTTGGCGCGGGACCGTCCCCACGGGGTGCCGGGGGTGGGGGCCCGGGCCGGTGACCGGTTTGCATGGGACCCCCTCTCCAATACCTAGGCCATTTTCCAAACCGACATAGAACGCTTTATTAGAAGGGGCTACCATAGGGATACCATAGGGGTATATCCAGATCCTCACCCTGCGTTTTTGCCCTGATCCTTAGGCTTTTCTGTTCTCTTAGTAGAGGGTAATAGAGCTAAACCATGCTTTAATGGTTCCCTAGTGCAGGTTTATGTGCAGCGCCGCTTCAGAACCAAGCCACATAACATCGTGCATAGGGGAACGAATAAGTTTGGGGCACCCCCCTACTACTCCTCTGAAAATCAGAAATCATGCTCTGATTCTTCCTGAAAGCCTTAAGAATGAGGCAAAAAAACGCAGTAGGGGGATATCGTCAAACCCCTCATTTACCCTACAAAAAACCCCCTACTCAAAGGGGGTGTGTTTACGCGTTTATTTGAAAATCAGGGTGGTTCCGCGTTTCTTCACCAGTTGCGGGAAGAATCTTGCGAATTTCCTGATGTGGACCTCGAACCTATCAAACTTCAGACGAGGCTCTGGTTGAGCGAGCCAGATTTCTTCAATGGTGTACTCGCCGCTGTTTGGGAAGTCGATTTCGCGACCTTCGTTGGCGATGACGGATTGGATCTTCGGGCAGATGGAATTGGCTGTAATCGAGAACTCGGTGATCTCCAGGTGCGGCAGGTGCTCGGCGATCGCAACGGCGCGCTCCCAGACAGCGGGATCGTGTGCGTCACGGTGGATTCCTCCACCTGCTTGAAGGCGCATGAGTCGCGTGAGGATGTTCACTGCGGATCCTTCATGAAGGTGTCGAAGAGGTCGTAATCCTCCGGATGTTCCTTGACGCGCCATGGGCGGGTGGAGCACTTGGTCATTCGGTCCAGGCATCCAGTGGATTCATTGAAGATGCGGAGACGACGACCGAAGGAGGTGAGTGTTTCAGCGTCACCAACGGCCGCCTTGAGTTCGCTGGTCGTTCCGGTCCACCCGACAGGCGGGAGGTTTTTGATCCAGCTGAATCCCTTACGATAACCGTCGGCGCCGAAGATGATGGGCGCGTCGTTGCGTTTCGGGTCGTTCACGCAGACGAGGTAGTTGCCCTCGACCGCGAATCCACCCATTCGTTCGGATTCGGAAACCAGTGCGTCAGAGACGCGTACCTGATCCCCGGGTTTCATGTTACGTAGTATGGTTTTTGCATTCATGCGACAGAACGATGGCGCGTTGATGCGATTACGTCAATCCAAGGCTGCGGATTTTTGAGGCGGCGAGATTGCCCACTTCACCTTCCCGTTGGTCTTGGTCTTCCGGATTCGATGGGGATCCTGCTCATGCAGTCGCGCTAAGTAGACGCCACAGGCGGTATTGAAGCGGAAGAGGCGGTCGGCCTCGCGGGAGTACTTGGAGTCGCGGAGGATGGTTTCGAGGTCGGCAGCGGTGCCTCGCCAGGTGAGGAATTCGTTCTCGAAGATCACGGTGTCGATGAGGCCGATGAGTTGGTGCTCGGGCGACAGCTGCATGAGTTCTTCGAGGATGGCTGGGTGCTGGTAGGATTTCAGGCCGCAGCGGGGTTCGACGAGGTGTTCGGGGACGGTAAGGCCGTCGAGGTAGTGGGCGAAGGCGGAGAGTTCGGTGTCGATGATGTTGCGGAGGACTTCGATTTCGGGGCCGGGCCAGGGGAGTTGATGGCGGACGCAGCGCAGGATGATGAGCTTGTCCATCAGGGATGGGTCGAGTGGCGGGAGGACCTGGAGGTTCTCGGGCTCGTCGTTGAGGGAGATGGACATGGCCCAGATGGGGCGCAGGGTGACGGCTTGGCGGTTCTTGGGGTGGCAGGACTGGTCGATGTCGAACAGCATGGATTTGATGTGCGAGCCCAGGGAGCGCCGGGAGTGGATATCGCGGCCTGGTGCCTCATCGGAGATGCAGAGGTGTTCGGAGGCGAAGAGGTCGCCGTTGAACTCGGTGGCGCCACTCATGTAACGGTATGGCTTGGCAATGCGGCCGCCGAGGAGCCGGGTGATGACGGCAGCCTGCACGAAGGACTTGCCGCACGCAGCGGGGCCGACGAGGGCGAGGGCTTGCGAAGCTCTCCAGGTGTTGGTGAGTACGGCGCGGCGGCGGAGGGCGAGCCAGAAGATGAGGCGCCAGTATTGGTCGTCGTTCTGGTCGAGGAGGTTGTGGAGGTAGGTCTGGATGCGGGCGGAGTCGCCGGGGACAGCGGGGAGGGGAGCGACGGATTCGGTGACCAGGATGTTGCCGTAGAGACCGGCGCGGTGACCAGCGACGGAGCCGGCATAGCGGATCCGGGTGTCCCGAGTGCGGCGGAGGAGTTCGCGGTCCACGTCGGAGGCGCTGGTCTGGTCCTTGGTGGGGGAGACGCCGGATTCAGTGAAGAGGGTACGGACGCGCTCACCGTTGATCTGGGCGTAATCGCCCCAGGCGTTGCGGGTCCACCACTGGCCGGAGTTCGGATCGTAATGGAGGTCGTCGAGCGGGTTTTGAGATGCGGGCGCCGGTTGAGCGGGAACCGGGCGCGGGAGATCGCCAGCAGCGTCGAGGAGGCCCTGGATGGAGACGTCAGGAGGGATGGGGTCAGCGAGGTCCCAGCCGTCGGGGAGGGAGGACGGGAGGGTGACGACGCGGGCGGCTGGCAGGCGGGCTTTCAGGTAAACCATGGCGTCCCGGCCGGGTTTGTCGTGGTCGGGCCACAGGATAATCGGGGTGGTGCGATCCAGCAGGGGATCGAGGACCGCACGGCCAACCCGCTTGGAGCCGCCCTGCCAGGTGATGACGACGTGGGACGGGAAGAGCTTGGAAGCGGCGACAGCGGTTTTCTCGCCCTCTACGATGAGGACCGGGTCGTTCGGGCGCCGGGTGAGGAGGTGGAGGTTAAAGAGAGGGACCGGGTCGGGGTTGGGCCAGCCCTTCCAGCGCCAGTGACGGGGGTTGAGCGGGTCGGGGAGTTGGTTTTCGGGCGGGAGGAGCCGGAGGGGGCGGACGTCCTTGGAGCCGTCCGGGAGGTCGAACCGGACGACGTAGGCGTGGATAGTTCCGTCCGGGTTGTGGTAGGGCCAGGCGGCGGTGCCGTAGCGGTACGGCTGGGAGGCGTCGGTGCGGTGGCCGTGCTTGAGGGGATCGAACGAGCGCTGGGTGGGCTGGTAATCGTCGCGGATGCCGAGGAATTGGCGAGCCCAGGCGGCTGCCCGGCCGATGGGGAGGGTTTGGTTCTGGGCGACGAGGGCCAGGAGATCGCCGCCCTCACCAGCGGCGTGGTCGTACCAGAGACCCTGCTTAGGGCCTTGGAGTTCGACGTACAGAGAGTCGCCGGCGTCGCCGAAAACGTTGCCGACGATCCACTGGGTGCCGATGCGGCGGCCAGCGGGGAGGAGTTGCGTGCAGAGTTCTTCAACGCGGACAGCGAGTGCGTCCGCGAGTTCGTGGAGTTCCATGGGTGCTTGTAGGGGGTTGTGAGGAGGTGTCAGTCCTCGGAGTTCAGGTCGTATTCGTTGGCCTCAAGGAGGGCCGTCTGGAGTTGTTCAGGTGTGGGCGGGTTGCTGCCGCAGATCATGCCGAGACGCTCGTAGAAGCGGTAGGTAGCCTCGGGGGAGAGGTGCTTGGGGGCGGTCTGGGTGGCCATCTGGGTGAGGATTGCTGGTGATGGTAATGGGGTATCGTTCACAGGTTGTCGGTGTCGGAGATTGAGCGGGCGATGATGGCGAGTCCGCCGGCGGCGTTGATCTGGTCGAGCCAGTTGATCTGGTCTGGCCGGACCTTGCCGGTGGGGGTCTTGACTTCGATGGAGATGAATTGGGCGATCGGCTTGCCGACCATGTCGGGTGTAACGGTCAGGGTGCGCCAGCCGATGAGGTCGCCGGACCCGGGAAACAGGCCCATACGGACATGACGGGCGTCCATCAGGAAGACGCCTTCAGGATCGCGCAGGGCCTTGCCGACGTATCCCTCGCCGACCTGGTTGCGGAACACGCGGACGTGGGGCTTGGAACCAGCGGCGCGGAGGATGAGAGCTTGGAGTTCGGATTCGGTCACAGGATGGAGGTAAGTAGACTGGTCTTGCGGGAGCGAGCTTTCCAGCGGAAGAAAGCCCATCCCGGTTTGTAGCCACGCCGTGCGGCAAGGGCACGGAAATCTTCCAGAGTCCGACACATTCCTTCCTCGCGGCGTTCGTCGCGCTTCTTGGCGATGTCCTCGATGGACAGGCGCTGAAGCTCGCCATCGACTTCGTCGATCTCACGAGGAGAGATCTCGCGTTCTGATCCGCACTGCGGGCAGGCGGTGCCGGCAAAGATTGCGAAGCACTTCGAACACTGCTTGGTTTCGACCGGCTTGGATTTGGCCTTGCGCTTCTCGCGCCCTTCGAGGTCCCAGTCGCGGTCCTGCTCGGCCAAGCCGTGACGCAGGCAGTTTCCTACGTGGTCGAGGATGACAGCGTGAGTCTTGCCGGGGTAGGGTCTGAGAGCACGACCCAGCTGCTGCAAGTGCATGGACAACGAATGAGTGGGCCGAAGAAGAATAGCCGCGTTGACCGTGGGGAGATCGAACCCCTCGGAGATCAACTCGCAGCTGGTCAGAACCAGGATCCGGCCGGCCGTCAGGTCTTCCACGCGCTTCTTGCGGGTTTCCTGATCCAGCTGGCCGTCGATCGACGCTGCCGGGACGCCAGCGGCTTCAAACTGTGCCGCAACGTGCTGCGAGTGAGCGACGGAGATGCAGAAGGCCACCGCCCGCTGGTTTGGGCAAAAGCGCCGGTAGTGCGTTACCGCGTCGCCGGTTATTTTTGGGGTGTCGATTACCTCGGCCGCCTCACCGAGATTGTAATCGCCGGCGAGCTTCGAGACGCTTGAGAGATCCACAGCCTCCCGGGGAGCGTAGTAGACCGGCCGGGCAAGGAATCCGTTGTCGATGAGCCAGCCCACGGTAGGCCCCATGACCATGCGATCGAACACGGCACCGAGACCTTTGCCGTCGAGACGCTCTGGGGTCGCCGTGACGCCGATGAACTTGGCTTTCGGCCAGGTCGCGAACATTTCGATGTAGGACTTCGAGACCGCGTGATGCGCTTCGTCGATGATGACCAGGTCGGGTTCGGGGACTTTGTCGAACCGGCGGGCGAGCGTCTGGATCGAGGCGACCATGGCAGATTGTTGAGCCATGAATTTTCCGGACTGGATGAATCCGTGCGGCACGTTGACGCGCTTCAGTGTGGCGCCGATCTGCTCAAGGATTTCCTTCCGATGCGCCACGATAATCACCCGGGATCCGCGTTGCAGGACCTGCGAGGTGATGTAACTGAAGAGGACTGTCTTGCCGGATCCAGTGGGGCTCACCGCCAGCGGCCGTTTGGCGCCGGACCCGAACGCAGAGCGGATATCCTGAGCAAGCTGGTTTTGGTAGGGGCGCAGTTCCATCGTGAGCCGCAGGCTGCGTTCTGCGGCTTGACGTGTCAAGCACAAGCTGCACACTCGCCGGCATGAGTAACACGATTCGAGTGAGCTACCGGTTGCCGATTGAGGTGGCCCAGATGCTGGAAGATGAGGCGATTCGAGCCCGCCGGACGAAAACTGCGGTGCTGATCATTGCGATCGAGGACCATGTCTTGCGGTGCGAGCATGATCGTGCGATCGAGTCCTCCAAGAAACGCGTTGACACTCGGAAGAGCCGCTAGCACGATTCCCGCACGACGCATAGCCTGGTTTCGTCAACCGGGCGCGAACTGGGCGCGTTATTCCAGTTGGCCAAGAGCGCCGAAGGGCGTTCGCCGGTTCCACGGCTCGGACTCGCCACCGAGGTTGGATTGATGGTCTTAACAGACCTGCAATCTGCCTCGTTGTCTCGGAGGGGTAGGTGAAGTAAACCCCGAGGCAGGAGAGCCAATATGGCCAGTGGAAATGTAATCAGCTGTAAGCAGTTTGCTTCCTTCCTCGTCTCGCAGGAACCTGTGTACGACAAGGAAGTCCTCAAGGATATCCGCCCGTTTGACGGGATGATCGGATACTACAACACCGGATCGTTCGACGCGTATTCCGGCACCACCCATCGTTTCGACCGCTTCAACAGCGTGTTCCCGAACGTGACTGGCGCCTGGGAGAATCCGACCGGTGCGGCCTGTACCGGTCAGCCGTGCGACCCTACCGAGAACAAGATCGGTTGGGGCTGGAGCCGCAACGAATACTCGCTGGAGAAGCAGTCATGGGGTTCTGACATCCTGTGCTTCGACCAGATTATGACGAAGACGAAGGCCAAGGAGCACTTCCGTCAGATCATCGACGACGTGTTGCGTCCGGCCACGAACTGGATCACCACGTACTACCTCCAGCGCAAGGCCGCTGAACTGTCTAGCTCGCTGCTGGGCGGTAACGCCTTCGCCTGCGCCGCTGGCCTGCCCCCGATCAACTTCTCCTGGGTTGGTACTGGATACAGCGTCCTGCGTGTCACCGACAACGCCGCTGCTGCGATCACCGCCGCTTCGCTGGGTCGCTTGACCCCGGAGATCCTCCAGTCCCGCGTGACTCGGCAGTATTTCCTGGGCGCCATCCAGGCCGGCAAGGACGGATATGATTCCCTCCAGCTGCACACCGACAAGGATACCTTCCGGTATCTGTCGAAGACCAACGCTACCTTGTACGATGCTTGGCGCTTCGGCGTTTTCGCCCCGGCCGCCAAGGAGTTCTACAAGTACGGCTTCATGGGTTACGTCGGCGACTTCATGGTGAAGGTGCTCCAGTTCCCGTTGCGCTTCAACGCGACGGCGACCCCGGGCAACTACACGCTAGTGCTGCCGTACAAGAATGTGGCTGCCACCGAGGGCATCAAGTCTGTCTTCAACGAAGACTACGACAAGGCCCAGTACCAGATCAGCTACATCAACAACCCTCGCGCTCTGCGCGTGATGCCGTTCCGTCCCGAGGCTGTGAACCCGAATATGCCGTTTATGGTTCGGGATTACGGTGGGCGTTGGAAGTTCGCGACCAACGACTTGGGCGCGGACTGTGCTGGCAAGCCGATCGACAACAGTCGCGGCAACAAGGGCAAGTTCATTGCTGACTTCCAGTTGGCCGTGAAGCCTGAGCATCCGGAGTGGCTTGAGGCGATCTTCCACAAGGTTGATCGTGGATGCATCGAAATCATCCCGGTTTGCGAGGCTGACCCCGGAAATCCGGCGCAGGATTACAACTCGGCGGATCCTGTCTGCCCGAGCGTCATCCAGTTCACCGCTGTCATCAACGATGCCGACCCGGCTCGCTACGTCATCGGAACCACTGGCATCATGTGCGACGACAACATCGTCGCGAATGCCGGCATCAGTTCCGCCACTCCGGCCGCTCTGGTTATCGCGTTGCAAGCCGCTTGGGATGCCGAGTTCGGCGCTGGCCAGGGCACCTGGTCCGTCGTGTCCGGCACGCTCATCCAGCTGGCTGGCAGCAGCTGCACCAACGTCACGCTGGAGTTCGAGATCTAAGCAATCAATCAACGGGGACTCTCCTTCGGGAGGGTCCCCCTTTGAGGTGCTGGCAGCCGCCCGGAGCGTCCGGGATGCTGGCAGCCTCTCAACAAGGAAAGGATTTTACGATGTACGGACAAATGATGGGTAAACGAAAGATGGACGGCATGGGCCGTATGGGCGCCGAAGTCGAAGTTGTCGAGTTCACACCCCCCAAGGAACTGCGCCTCGAAGGCGAGTCTGGCACTGCCATGGTTGACTGGCGCACCACGCCGCGTGGAACCATCGAGATCATCGGATTCGACGGCATCACGCTGGGTGAGTCCGGTCGTCAGGACGTTGAAGAGATGGAGGCCGAAGGTCCTGAGATGGAGATGGAAGACATGGAGGAGGAAGCTTGATATGCCAGCCCTAACTTCCCAGGAGATCGCCTCGCTCAGCGGGTGCTTCGACTGCCTGTCGCCGGGCGTCAAGGACACCTACATGGTGACCTTGCTAAACCAGATTTTGGCTGCTGCACCAGGTGCGCCGTTAACCACGACCAGCCCGGGCGGATTGCTGACCGCGACGGCGACGTCTGCGGCCAACCCGTTGCGCCGGAAGTTCACGCTCCAGAACCAGAAAAACGAAGAGTTGTTTGTGAAGTTCGGAACCGGGGCCACTACTTCCAATTACCACATCGTGCTTCCGGCTCACAACACCGGGAATAAGCACTCTGACGCTTTAATGCTGGACGGATACATCGGCGCCATCAGCGTCGCTGCAACCGCCGGTTCCCCCTCCTACACGTTCGCTGAATTTGTCTGACCTATGCCTACCCCTGCAATTCAAACCCTAAGGACCGATGCGCAGCAGGTGCTGAACCTGGATTCCATCTCTGCCGTCCGGTCAGTCGTCGCCGCAACCTTGGCCAACGCCAACGCCGGCACGCCGCTCAACCCGAACCTGACCACACAACAGCTGTGGAACGAGTTCTACCAGATCATTACGCAGCCGAAGTCCGACATCGAGTCGATCATCGCAAACCAGCTGATGAAGTTCCTGTACGCTCCGCCAGCCCCAGGTGGGGTTGGTGCGAATGGGCAGGTGATCTTCAATGATGGCGGGGTGCTGGCAGGGGATCCGCAGTTTCTGTGGAATAAGACCACGAACCTGCTGACGGTTACTGGCTCCGCCACCATCACCGGCGATCTGACGGTGCGTAGTGGTAACAAGTTGATCTTGAATCGCGCTGACAATGCGATTTCAACCCAGTTGAACGACGCTGGTAGTGGTGCTGGGTTCACTGTCAACAATCTGAACGGAGATGGTATTCTGCTAAAAGTAGCGAGCAACGACGTTTATCGGATTAATTCTTCATACGTTCAGACTTGGCTCGACGGCGCAGGCGGCACCCGAATGACCCTGAACTCCACGGGGCTGGGCGTGGGGGTTACGCCGAGTGCGTGGGCGACTTACAAAGGGTTGCAATCTGGAACTGCGTCATTGGCTGGTTATGCTGGCGGGTCTGACACACTCATTGGTGCAAACGTCTATTTTGATGGCGCATTCAAATACATTTCATCAAATATCGCGTCTTCATATCGACAACTAAACGGTGTTCATACATGGAACATCGCTGTTACTGGATCAGCTAACAACGCCATCCCCTTCATCCAAGCGATGACGCTCGACGTCCTAGGCAACTTGCTCGTAGGTCTTACCACTGCCGGAACCACCGCTGCCAAGACAATCCAGATTGCCAACGGCACCGCTCCTACAGCTAACGTCTCTGGTGGCCAACTCTACGTCGAAGCCGGTGCGCTGAAGTACCGTGGAAGCTCTGGCACTGTCACCACCATCGCTAACGCCTAATCCATACTACCATGACCACCATCTCCATCAACTGGATCATCGAACGCCTTCTCGTTAAGCCGACCGAAGGCTCGCTCACAGATGTCGTCATCACCGCCGACTGGAGGTGCAACGGCTCGCAGGATCAGTACAGCGGCACCTGCTACGGCAGCGCGTCGTTCCAGCCGCCCAGCGGTTCGTTCACGCCTTACGAGGATCTGACCGAGCAGCAGGTGCTTGGCTGGTGCTTCAGCAATGGCGTCAACAAGACCGCCATCGAAGCGAACGTCACCGCGCAGATCAACGACCAGATCAACCCTCCGGTCATCGCTCCGCCGTTGCCGTGGGTGGCGGTGGTTCCGCCAGAGCCTCCCGCTCCTGATATGTCTACCCCAGAGTTGCCAGCTGCTTGACGCTGACATACGCTGACGCCGCATGAACGAAATCACGCTGACAATCAACCAAACCGAAGCTCAGAACCTCGTCCAGTTGATCGAGATCGCCATCCGTGCCGGCGGAAGCCAAAACGGTCGCGTCGGAATCCCGCTCCAGGACAAGATTCTGCTGGCCGCATCCCAACCCACCCTCGCCAATGCCGGAGGAGAGCCTACACAACCTTGAGGTACGTATCGTGAGACTGGAGACCATCATCGGTGACAAAGACGCCGGGATGGTCTCCGTCATCCACGGAATAAAAGCCACCCTTGAAGGCCTCAAGCAGTTCCAATGGAAGCTGTTTGGCGGCCTCGGGGTTTTGGTTGTGCTGGCACAACTCATTGGTAGGATGACCCTGAAATGAACGACTCCATCAAATCTATCGTCCGCCACGGCCTTTCATTCGGAGGCGGGTTCTTGGTCGCCAAGGGCCTCGTCACCGTTGACCAGGCCAACGAATTGGCAGGTGCCGTGATCACGATCATCGCGGTCGCGTGGTCCGCTTGGAACAACCGGAAGTCCAAGACTCCGCCGGCTCCTTGAACCCATGTTTGGCATTCTATCTTCACTGACGAAGGCCACACTCGGTGTCGTCGTTGAGACTCCGGTCTCGATCGTTCACGACGCCGTCAACAAGGGCATCATGCTCAGTGATGATGACTGGCGCACCGAACAGGCGATCAAACGAATCCTCGAAAATCTTGAGGACGCAACGGATCCCGATTGAACTGGATCTACCAACTGGTGAAGGCGTTCCTGGACTGGATCCGGGAAACGCCTGCGCCGACAGTCCAAGACGGAAATGCACCCAAAGCTCTCAAGTCTGATCTGGCTGATCGCATTGCCCATCTTCCTGGGCTGCCAGACCAAGGTGATCCTGGTCCCAAGCGGTGACCCGGTGATGCTAGCAGAGCCCGTCCGTGCTCGCGTGTACGCGTTCGACAAGGACGGGAATCTCTCAGGCCCGGATAAGGTCACTCTTCCAGCTGGTTGGTACGTGCTGCCCAAAACCAAATGATTACGTACCGAGGCCAGAAATTCGCAGGCTACAACAAGCCCAAGTCAACCCCGGGCGCGTCCAAGAAGTCTGCCGTGCTGGCCAAGGAAGACGGCAAGGTCGCTCTCGTGCGCTTCGGCGACCCCAAGATGCCGATCAAGAAGCACATTCCGAAGAACCGGAAGAGATTCCATGCGCGGTTTAACTGCGACACCCCGGGAACGAAGCTGTCTGCCAAGTATTGGTCCTGCCGGGCCTGGAAGTGACTCTATGCAAACGAAATACGCCAAACTGGTCCGCAAGCTGAAGAATCAAGGTGCGGATGATCCTCGCGCTCTCGCGGCATCCATCGGCAGAAAAAAGCTCGGCGCGGAAGAGTTCCAACGCCGAGCCGCTGCTGGCCGTAGGGCCGCTCGTTAGTACGCTGACGGCAGTTCGTCGATCGCGTCTTCCGCGTTCTTTGGCGACACCCGGGTAGCGGTCGAGGTGCCTTCGCCCTGGCCGGGTTCAGACGACCGGACCTTGCCGACCTTCTTTTCAAGTTCGGCCACCTTCTGCTGGAGGCGGATCACCCGCAGGCGCTCGCGCCCGTAGGCCCGCGCCCGCAGAGCAACCTGGGCCTGAGCCTTCGTGATGAGGTCAACCTTGTCGTCGTAGCCCATGTCGGCGTCGATGCCCTCGCCCTTGAGTGCGATACGGACCAGGCGGTCGCTTTCGTCCAGGAGCTTGTTGCCTTCTTCGTCGCTGTCGTCACGGCCGAACAACTGAGTGTGAGTTTTCTCGTAGTCGGCAAACTGCGACTCAAACAGGTCACGCGAGCGCGTCTGGCGACTCTCCAGCTGCTTCTTTGATTCGACCTCGCGCTGGGCACCCTTCTCCTTCCATTCGGTGATGGACTTGTCCCGCGCCTGGGTCAACTCGATGAGCCGGCGGCGGTGCGCCATGATCTCGGGCGCTGCCGGGCCAAACGTCTCTTGAGCAATGATAGCCGCCTTGGCCACCGGCACGTTCAAGAGCACCATGATGTCTTGGTGATTGGCGTCGCGCTCAGTGCCGTCTTCATCGGTGACGCGGATACCTTCGATATCCCCCAGGGCCGTTTGCCAGGCATCACGCAGGGGCGTCTCGTACTTCTGCTTGTAATCGCTGGAACGCGTGTAGTTCAGGTAGCGGACCTCGGTATCGAGTTCCTCGGCGTTCTTGCGGATCGCATCCATCTCCGCCTTGAGAGACTTCGTGGCTTCCTCAACCTCCTTACGGGTGCCGTCAGCCTTGGCGCGCTCAAGCTCCTGGATCTTGGAGGCCAGATCGTCGCGCTCCTTCTTAGTCATCTCGTACTGCTCGCGAAACTGCTTCAACGAGGCAGGCTCATTCTTCGGGGCCGGATCCGGCGTTTTGGCAGGTGCAGCAACCTCGGTCTTGGGGGAGACCAGCTTGTCGAGGTTGAACAGGTCGTCGGTCTTCTGCGGGGTAGCCGGTGTGACCGCCTGCGGTTCTGGCGTGGCGACCGGTTCTGGCGCTTGTGGCGCGACAGGAGCGGCAGGCGCCGGCGACCCCATCGGGTTTTCAAGCGCGTTGCCTTCGAGCGCGTCGATGCCGGCGAAGGCTTCAGTGTAATCTGCGCCCCGTTCAGTTGGCGCGTCAGGTGATAGCAGCAAGTTCATTCAAGGTTCTGTTTTACGGTCGGTTTTTCTCTCTGCGTGGTCACCAACCCATGAAGCTCCTCGATCAACGCCTTGGCGCCCTGCCGGCGGCAGTTAGCGTTCCAGCCGTGTTGAGGGTTTTCGGATGCTGGCAGGTTCCAGCAGAGATTGTTGAAGGCGGCCAACAGCGCGGCTTGGAAGTTGGCGTTGTCCAGTAGGCGCTCAAGCTCCATCACGCGATCCTTGTCGCGCTGAAACTCTTGCTTGGGGGTTTGAATCATTGGTTGAGGATGTTTGCCTGAGTCTTGAGATCCATGGCCGCGATGTCCGCCCGAGTCATGGCGCCCTTGCGCTGAGCTTCAGCGATCGTGCTAGCGTTCTTGCGCTGCTGGTCCTGATCGAAGGCGACCTGCTTCTGGATGCGCTTCTGCTCGGCGTTCGCAGCGGCGATCTCGGACTTCGACTGCGCGGTGATGAGCATCGACTGAACCTTGGCCGCCGTCTGGGCGTCCATACCGTTGCCAGCTGCGCCGGCTTCGGCCTGAGCCTGAGCCTGCTCCTGGAGACGCTGCACGTAGCCCTTGATGTAGTTCGACGCCTGGCTGATGCCGTCGTTGTAGAGCTTCATGTTCTGCTCCTGGCCGGGGTCTTGGGAAATCAGCTGCATCTGCTCCTGGATATGCTGAATCACGTTCGCAAGGCCTAGGACACGTTCCATGGTCGGCATACCACCAGCCTGTTCGATCTTGCCGATCGACGCCCCGAGCATTTGCAGGAGCGTCTGAATGTACTCGGGCCGATTGATCGCGCTGGCGATAACCACCGGCTGACCGTCGATGAGTGTGCCCCAAGCCAGCGTAGCGCGCTCAACGGCCGGGGAGACCGGCTTGTTGTCCACCGGTGCCAGCCGGTTCGCCAGGAGGGGATCGTCGGTGTTGGCCTCGACGTACATGTGAACCACCTCGGCCTGGGAATCCGGTGCCAGCAGCGGCCGGATAGCCATGAGGCGATCGGCTTGGGCGATCTCAAGCATCTTGTTGCCGGAGCCCATAACGCGCTCAGGCATGATGTCCCAGCTGTCCAGGTTGTTCCAGACGGATGGGTCAACGCCTTCGACCTCGCACTTCCGGCGAAACTGAACGCAGTCGGGATGATCAATCGTGCAGAACCGGCGAGCGATCTCGCGGTACTGGAAGGTCTGCTGGGTGTAGGCGCGGGTCAGCATCGAGCCCATCAGCGCGTTGGCGTTGTTTACGCGGGCCATCACCTCGGTCGCTGTCAGTTCCTTCGAGGAACCGTCGTTGACGTCCTGCGTGTAGGCCGCGCTGGATTCGGCCATGATCTGCCGGTGCATAGTCATGGCACCCGACAGCATCGTGTAATCCACGACGTGGCGCTCAGACTGCGGAACCCATGAGAGCCCCTCGGGAATCACGCCCATGTTGAACAGGTCGATCTTCTCCATCCGCTCAGCGTCACCCTCGGCGACGTTGCGGAAGAGCCAGAGCATCTGCTCGAACACAGAGTCCGTGAATTTGCAGCGTAGCCGGTTCTGGAGGTGGCAGACCGCGTAAAGCAGGTATCCCAGTGAACGCACCGAGTGCCAACGGAACGGCGGCACGACAGCGCCGTCGGCAAACTGGACGTGCATCAACTCGAAGATATCCCGGCCGTAGCACCGGTCGCCGGCATCGAAAAGCCACTGGCCGGCGGTCTGCATATTGCCGATGCCGCTGTTGTACTGGTCCACGATGATCCGGCGGCGCCAGGAGGGGTCGTCGCTGGTCGTGTCCAGGAAGTAGAAATCGTAGCAGCGCAGCACCGGCGTCGCGTCGGATCCCCAGTAGCCAGAGTTCTCTTTGAAATCTTCCTCAACCTTCTCGGGGAAGTATTGGCCGGACCAGTCGTTCACCTGAAGACTGGTCGCCTCGTTCTGGATCATGTTGGCCAGCAACTGGTTCACGAGCTTCAGATTCCAGCCGGGGTCCACGTTCTCGCCCCGGGTCATTCGGATGAGGTCCGCTGCCGTGAAGGACGTGTAGATCGCGAAGTGCGACAGGTTCTCCATCGTGGTCAGCGTGTTTGTCGGAACCAGGATGTCCTCGGTGCCGCGAGCCGATGGGCACCAGTCGCGATCACGAAGCCAGGTGACGGGGCCGATACCGTGAAGCACGGTGGCCGCAAACTGAGACTCCAAGACCGTGGAGTATTTCGGAGACCGCTTCATTATGCGGTTCAACTGCTTCGTGATGATGTTGCCCCACTGGGTGCGCTTGTCGCGGGGGCCGATATCGAGACCAACCGAGAAGTAATTCTGCGGTTTCAGGAACGCGTTGGTGAACTGCTGGCGGGAGGCATGGATGATCCGGGTGCCTTCCAGGAAGTTAACGTTGGTCTGGATGCGGTTGTCCCGGGCCTCCTCATCGCTGTAGGGAGGGTTGCCGTTGAACGTCGCGTTGATGCGGGCGCGGTTGCGAGATCGAGGCTGTTCTGCCTCAAGCATGGCGCTCACCACATTCCAGACTTTACTCGGTTCTTTGAAACTCATATTGACCTCAGATTGCTTTCCGTTCGTGCGAAATCCAGCATTTATCAGGCATTTCCGTGTCTCCGAGGTAGTTGAGCGGCACCCAAACTTTCAGCTTCAGGTAGCAGCCGCAGACGTCACATGTGCCCGCAAGGCCCTCGCCGTGTAGAAACATGGCCATATCGTTGCGAGCTTGCTCCTGCTCCAGAATGACCTCGGCAACGGTCTTGGTAATCGACCGCGCATCCGTGGGTTTGTTGTGCAGGCAGCGGTTGCAGGTATCAATGCGGTCCTGCGCCTTCTGGCGATCGACAGGCGTGCCACCCTCACCTAGCCATTCTGCCAGGATCCGCGCTCCCTGAGCCGTCTGGCGCAATTTAGCGGCCGCACGAGCGACAGCCTGAAGTCCTTGGTTGTACATTCGTCGTGTGGGATGGAGTGGCCGCCATTTGGGGGAACCGCGCCCGAGTGTAAGCCTCCAGGTCAGAGATTGCCTGGTCGATTGTGGACGGAATGCTGTTCGCAACCCGATGCTGGTGAATCAGGTTGGCCATTTCGTAGAAACCGTAGTTTATGACATCCTTCGGGCTCCAGTTGGTCTTGGGCTCGTAGAATTGCCACCCGCCCGGAGGAAACGTCAGTCGGTTCATGGGTGAGGTTTAGAACGGAACATCATCTTCGTCGAGATCAGGCTTCGGGGCAGCAGCGGCCGGTGCAGTCTCACGTCGCGGGGCTGGCGCGGCACCTTCATCGCGTCCTTTCAGGAACTGGAAGGTCTCGATCATAATTCGAGTGGTGGACCGCTTCTCGCCGGTCTTCTTGTCGTCCCACTCTTCACGGGTCAGGCGCCCCTCAACCATCAGCGGGTGACCCTTCTTGACGTACTGAGCGATCGTTTCAGCCTGCTTCCCGAACGCCTTGCACTCAGCAAAGTAAACATCCTCCTTCTCCTCACCGGCTTCAGTCTTCCAGCGGCGATTCACTGCCAGGCTGAGGTTGCAGACCGCCGTCCCCTTCGGGAGGTACTTGAGTTCGATGTCTCGGGTGAGGTTGCCGATCAGGATGACTTTGTTGAATGAGGCCACAAGGTTATGAATAGGTTAGCGAATGTTCAGACGCCATCGTGCGCCGCTTGTCTGACAGACGTGTCAGCCACTTTGGTGTCTGTCGCTTGACAATACCAACCCCCTGACCGCCTGCAATCTCAAAACCGTTTCGGCGCGCCATTTCGAGTGCGACCACGAACGAATCCCAGAGGTCAGGCGACCGACCCATGCGCTCCTTGGTCTTGTTCTTGGGCTCAACGTCGATCAACCCGGTGCGGGCGATACCCCACTCGCGCATCGCGCCTTCCTCGGCCACTTCGCGGGGCAGTTTCCGCAGCTGCTTGGATTCGATCAACAGGCGCGACGAATACCACAACGCGGTGACCATCTTGCCGTAGGCTTCGCGCTCAGTCTTCGGATCACCCTTTCGCACCGGGCGCTCGCTTGGTCGGCCACCGAACTCGATCGGAACAACCTCAGGCGACCACAACCGAGCAAACGCAGACATGAGCGTGCCGCGCCCCGTGGAGTCAAACCCAACACGCTCCGGTGAGATATTGCGCTGCTTGCAGTACAGCAAGACGTACTCGGCAATCTGCTCTTCGGCCTGCTGCGCCTTGACTGCGGTAACCGGGATAACAATCGGTGCCTCACTGAATGCTAGCACGATGCGCCCCGATGAATCCGGCCCGAACGTAAGGTCCGTCATTACGCAGCGATCGCCGCCGACGCCCGAGTACGCAGCGTCGATGCCGATGATTCTTGTCAGCTTGTCGGCACGTTCCCAGATTGGTTCGTCGAACGCCTGGTTCTGCTCGCACAAGGACATCGTGACCACGCGCCTGGTGCCGCCGTCCCGGGGCAGCACACCAAGGTTCATCATCGAGAACTGCAACGAGTCGCGGCCGTAGTAATCGAGATCCGCCTGAATCTGCTCCGGCGTGATGATGCCCTTGTACGGGTTGGTGCCCTTGGGAAACTTCGCATTCGGCGTGTCGTACCCACACAGCTGGACGGCCACACCGCCGGGCGCCCGCGTTCTCCAGGTGCGAGTCTTTTCAAGGTACTCAAGCCCCTCCCAGCCACCGATGGTAGGGTGTGGCTCGCAGACCACGCCTAGCGCGTCGTTGCGGTCTTTCGGGTTGCCCATCGCGATCAGCTTGAACACCGGGTTCTTGCGGAGGTTGGCGACTGAATCCAGAAAGCCGCGCCCCATCAGCGACGCTTCATCCGCGATCAGCATGACGCGGTCGTTCTTCAAGCCGACGTAGTTCGACAGACCCACGAACGTACCGCCGACCTTGCACGCAACACCGATGATGCCATCACGGAAGTCTTGCGCCTCGGCATCTTCATCCGAACTGGTCAGGATGAATCGGCTTTCAATCACGCGCCCCGGGAGCCACTCACGCTTCGCCTTAGCCTTGTTGTGAAGCTCCTTGATCGAGCCCCAGATTCGCAGCTGGAGACCTTCACGCGTCGTTGACGACATGATGATCGAGGTGCCGGTTGGGTAGATGTAGAACGTGCAGAGTCCGAACGCTGCTGAATTGTATGTCTTGCCAGATGACCCCGGCCCCATGATGCCGACCTCCTGGTTCTCGACGAATGTCTGGATCAGGAGATCAGACCAGTCGTGCCAGTCGAAGTGCGGCCAGAGCGCAGTCATGGCTTGGCGGAAGTGGTAGTATTTGCCGCGCCCGTACTTCACGCCTCCGTTTTGGATGTATCCGCCGCGACGCACCATCTCAGCCTCGATCAGGAAACGGTCTTTTGTACGCCACGGTATAGACAAGTAATCGGGGCTTTCATTCATCTTGCGGGAATCATGGGTTGGCCTTTCAATGGCTTCAAGCGTCATGGTCGCCGAAAAAAATCGCATCGTTGATGGCCTCCTCACCGCTGAAGGCGGGGTGGATAGCGGTTTTTCGCCGTCACTGATTCAGCCCAACCAGCTGGCCTGGGCGGTCAACACGACGGTGCGCGGCGGGTTTCCCAAGGCGCGGCCGGGAATCTGGGTGAAGAATCTCACCTTCGATGATCCGACCGTCGTTTACAACGGTGGGTACTACAATGCGGCGGTCCAGAAGGCGTTTGAAAAAGGCCAGTTCCAGGGATGCGGCACGTACATTGCCGACGACACTGACCCGTTTCTGTTTGCGTCCATCGGAGGTAAGGTCTTTCAGATTGACATCAACGGAGGATTTAAGGTCACCGACCTGACTCCGATCAATTTCACGTTTCAGGTACTGACTCGCGGCCGGGTTTCCAATGTCGCAACCTACGTTTGCGGCGTTCCGCACGGGTTGTCGCCGGGCATGGTTGTCCGGCTGCCTGAACCTCCAGGTGCGTTCTTCCCGGAAGGTTTTTTCGGAGATTTCATTGTGGAGACCGTCCCGAGTCCCACGACGTTCACGACGTACTCACCGGGCATCGACGCTGGCCCGCTGCTTGGTCCGTTGTTCAACGCCTACCAGATGGCGACCAACGATCCGCAAGCGTCGCACGTCTACTTTCAGCAGGCAGAGAACTGGCTGGTCATTCAGGATCGCCAGAACCAGCCGTATCTCTACAACGGTTCAACCTTGCGGCGCGCAACTGGCGATGAAGTCCCTGTTGGTGGCCCCATGGCCTACGGCAAGGGGCGCCTCTGGGTCGCGAACGGTTCAGAATACTACGGCGGTGACTTGGTCTACGGCGATCCGGGCTACGGGCGCGACAGCGTCATTCGATTCACTGAGAACACGTTCCTCAATGAAGGCGGCGCGTTTGCAGTCTCCAACGGCCCGATCACTGGACTGGCGTTTGCTGCCAACCTGGACACGTCGCTGGGAGACGGCGACCTGTTGGTCTTTACCCCGACAGCCACCTACGCGTTCAACGCCCCGGTCGATCGGGATGTTTGGAAGGATCTCGATTATCCGATCCAGCGATTCGCCCTGCTGAACTTTGGATCGTTCAACCAAGAGTCCATCGTTGCGGTAAACGGCGACCTGATTTTCCGGGCGCAGGACGGCATCCGATCGTTGATCTACGCTCGCCGCGACTTTACGGAGTTCGGCAACACGCCGATTAGCCGGCAGGTCGTGCGGGCGCTGGCCTACGACACTGAGTTCTACCTGACAGCTGCTAGCGCGGTGAACTTCGACAACCGGATGCTGATGACCATCCAGCCGCGCAAGATCAACAACCGTGGTATCGTCCATGGTGGTCTTGTCGTGATGGATTTCGACCTCGTCTCGGGCATGGGCCGAAAGCTGCCGCCTGCATGGGAAGGTATCTGGACAGGCGTTGACGTATTTCAAATGGTCACGGTTCGAGTGAAGCGCACGGAGCGGTGCTTTATGTTTGGATTGAACCAGGACTACATCGGTCTGTACGAGGTCACCAAGAACGGCCAGTTTGACTTCGATGGGTTCGATGATGCGCCGATTGACTGGACCATTGAGACGCGCTCGCTGACTTTCGCAGAGCCCACCAACAAGAAGCGCCTAGTGAGCGCTGAGCAGTGGTACGACCAGGTGATGGGCGACATCGAATCCAAGGTCTACTTCAAGGCCAACGAAGGCGAGTGCTGGCAGCCGTGGGCCGAGTTCAAGGACTGCGCCAAGTACCGCAACTGCGAGCCCGGTGAGATTTCCTGCCCTCCGGCGGTGATCAACTGCCAGGAGGTCAAATACTACCAGCCGCCTACGCGCTCGCGCATTGCCCTTCCGCAACCCCCGGACAAGTGCGACGTGCAGACCGGCGGGTTTACCAGAGATGGCTATGAGTTCCAACTTCGCTACGTCAACACGGGCCGGTTCCGCCTCAAGCGTGTGGCAATGGTTGCTCAACGCCTTCAGGAGGATATTTACGGCGACCTCAGTCGCGTCGCCTGTCCGCTACTCTCAGCATAAAATGCCTTCCTCAAACCCAGTCGATTACGGTGCCGATCCCTGCGGGCTGCGCAACAGCGCCTGGGCGATCAACGAGTGCTTGATTGCGGCCGGCCGATGCGATTTTCCCGTCGGCACGTTTTTGTTGGGATCGAGTCCGGGAGCGAAGATTACCAGCCGATTTCGATTTGGTGGGGTTGCAGTATTCACAACGGCTACACCGCACGGCCTAGTGGTCGGAGAGAAAATCACCCTTTACGGGTTTACAGACGGCACGTTCAACGGCACCGGTGCTGCCCAGTTCGGCTTCCGTGTCGATGCCGTTGTCAACCCAACGACATTCACTGCGACTGTTCCAGGGCCTAACTCCGGCCTCGTTGTCGAAGACGGATGGATCAACCTGATCGGCGGCGGATACACGTCTTCGATCGTGATCGGGTATGCGCCCGTGATCGACAACGTCGCGTTCACTGGCAAAGGCGCTGGCAAGACGATCCTGAAGTTTGCTGACCACACCTCCACGAAAAGAGGGGACACTTTCGGCTTCAACATCCAGATGCTGAAGACCCTCGGGAATTACCTTGGAAGCGGTGTGGTTGGCGCTCCAGGTGCGTATGCGGGGGTTCCAGTGAACGGCGTGAACTGCAAGAACACACTGATCGAGGGCATCACGTTCGACGGCAACTACGCCAACAACTCGGTCGCGGATATAAAGATCGTCTCGGTGCAACGCACCAACGGTGTCAACACGTACAACACGGCATATCCCCATTTCATCGAGTCCTCCGCAACGCCGGGGTACGTGCCGCCAGTTGTTCCCGCTCCGTACACGAACGTAAGCACGATCTCGCAATACATCAGCAACGTGATCACGGCAGGCCCTGGTAACGACGCGACGTTCGTCGGGTTTGGGCAGGTCGTAAATATCACGCCGTTGTCATTTCAGCGGGACTTGCGCGTGGTGCTAACACAAGGCCGGATCAATCAATTTGGATTCGCAATCTACACCAAGCATCCGCAATGGAATTTCGGATTCACGATTGGTGATACGATCACGGTGACCGGATACTCTAATGCCGCGTTGAACGGCACGTTCGTCGTTGCTGGATTCCTTTCTGCGCAGGAGGTCTACTGCGTGAACGCCGGCACCGCCACGGTGTTTTCAATGATCGGTTACGAGCGGTTTACCAACGTCGCCACCTATGACACTGTGCTTGTTCACCCGTTTCTTCCTGGAGACACGGTGATCATTTCAGGGTTCGCTGACCCGACGCTGAACGGCACTTTTGTCGTCACTGGAGTGCCGTCTCCGGCGCAATTTACCTGCGCCAATGCTGGTCCAGACACAGGGATTATAGCAGATTTTGGATCGGCCTACGAGGTGATCAACGAGAACGCTCGCGCCTGGAGCGCACCAAACATCCCGTTGACTCTACAGACCAGCGCCGGCGTCAACTCTTCCTACACAGTCGCCGGGACCAACCTTGTCGGAGAAAACGCGCTGATTCAGAACAACCAGTTTTACGACTTCGGCGTGGGTGTCGCGGACGCCGAAACGTTCCTGGTCAAATCGTTTCTGCCAATGAACGTGGATAACCTGACGGCAGGCGCCAAGGTTCTCAACAACGACTTCAGTTACCAAGGGCGCAACTCGATCCAGAGCACGCTGTATCCCGGAAACGCTGAAGCCAACACTCAGTGCGCGATCGGCGGCTATTCGAGCTTGGTGAATCCGATTAACGTGGTGTCCAGGTCAGCTGGAGTGGCGACCTACACCTGTGTGATGAAGCACACGCTGCGGGCTGGGGATGTTGTGCAGGTCAACGCATTCTCAAACCCCACCTTCAACGGTGTTCTGACCATTATTTCGACTCCAGACGCATTCCGATTCACAGCAAACACAGGTGGCCCGGACGTGCTACCCGGCCTTTACCTCGACGGCCAGGTGATCATGCTCCGCAGCCAGCGGATCTTCGCCTCGGAGTGCGAGTTCAAATACAACCGCGTCCAAGGTGGTCCTGACGTGGTCAACCAGCAGAGCCCAGTCCATGCTATCACGGCCCGCGAAACCAGCGGGATGGACATCAGCTACAACAACTTCGATGGATTCAGGGGAACTTGCTTCTACGTCGATTCGTACCAGCACAAAGGCACCCATATCCATCACAACTCGGCACTGAACGTCTCAGCGTTCATCGCGCTGACGGTGCAGGATTGGTACACGCTAATCCAAACGGTTGGAGTCGCGAACCCAGAGACCTACTCAACCCTGATTGCTGCCCACAAGGATATGTTGATCGAGAACAACGATGTCCTTCTGACAGGCCCTGATTCTTGGTTTTTCCAAACCGCGTTTGCGCCGCTGGATGCAGTGTTCTTGGTCAACAACCACGACGTAAACAAGTCGGAGTATTACTACCCGACGGACTACCAGATTCCGATTACGGCCGCATCTCGCGCTGCTAACATCTCTACGTTCACAACTGCATCGCCTCACGAACTCCAGGTAGGCATGGCCATATCGACAGTTGGAGTCACCGACGGCACGTTCAACGGCGTCTTCACCGTTGCTAGCACACCTTCACCCACGACATTCACGGTCGCAAATCCTGGCGGTGCTACATCGACCTCCGGCGGATTCCTTGGAATCAACAGCCCGATCCGGTTTCCGTGGGAGATCCGCCCTATCGGATACCAGCGCACTGGTGGGGTCGCCACGTACACGACGGACAAGGCGCACCAGATGGCGGCCGGCTATCACGCTACCGTGGAAGGCTTTAGCAACGCCTCGTTCAACGATGAGGTGATCGTGACCGGCACTCCGACGCTCTACACCTTCACCTGCGCAAGCCCTGGACCAGACGTGCCGTTTACTTCCGATACCGGTAATTTCTTCCGGTACGTCGATAACATCCAGATTGGCTGCAACACGGTCAGGCGCCTGAGTGGAAACAGCTTGGTCGTAAACAACGGCGGCCGGTTCGGCCCGTCATTCCTCCAGGGGCGTCCCGTGCGCTGCGTTGCCCCGCTGGAGCAGTTTTTCTATTTCGATTGTCCCGAGGGCTGTTTGGCGCTTGAATGCGACCCAGGCCCGTGTAAGCCCAACGATTACGTTTACCGCATCTAGCCATGCCTGAGATCAACCTTACCGCCGGCGTGTTGCCGCCGCCTGCCTGCTTCGCATCCGAGCAAGATCGCTTGGACGCCTTCGCGGCCGCCATGATTGCGCAGTTTGCGACCTCGCCGGAATGGGCAGCAAACGCTGTGGCGCCAGCCAATCTCGGGCTCTACTGGTTGCGCCTTGATGCCAACGGAAACCCTGTCGAAGTATTGAAGTACAACACGACGGCACCGGCTGGCTGGGCACGGCTCACAACTCAGTTTACCTACGGTGTCGGCGGCGGAGCTGCCAATGTCTACACCGTGACGCTTTCACCAGCGTCGCCCGGAGTGAATCAAGCCTACCGAACCGGCGCGACCTACGCGTTCGGTGCAGCCTCTGCAAACACCGGAGCTAGCACGCTTTCAATCGACGGATTGGCGGCCAAGGCGATCACCAAGTACGGCACCGTGCCGCTTGTGGCCAACGACATTGTGAACGGCCAGATGTGCGTTGTCGTGTACGACGGCACACGCTTCCAGCTGCTGAATCCCGGTCTGAATATCGGCCCGGCAGCCTTCGCACCTGGAACGGATCGCCAGTTCCTGCGGACCAACTCGACGCCGGCATCGGTCTGGGAGTCAGGGTACATTACGCCGGTGGCAAACTATCAGGCCATCCCAGCAGCAGGATCGTCGGTCACGTTCTCGCACGGCCTGGGCGTCGATCCGTTGACGTGGGACGTGGGGATCATCTGCACGGATACCGGTGGCGATGCGACGTATGCCTTGAATGATTACATACCGGTTGGAAGCATTCTGCGCACAGACCTTTCTCAAAGCGAACTGCGCATTACCTCGTATTCCAATGCCACGGTTATCGGCATGGTTCGCAACAACTTCGTTTCAGGGATTTACGTGAACGGAAAAACCACCGGAGTTTTGACCCTGATCGACGAAGGCAAATGGAAGGTGATGGCCCGAGCCATTCGATAACATGAGAAAAACCCTCGCCCAGGCCAAGAACTCCACGATCCCGCAGGCTGTCGGTCTCGCCACCTGCGACGATCGTTTTCTCCAGCTGCTGAACGAGGCTCAGGCGCGCCTGGCAGACATGGGCAAGTGGTGGGGCACGTACAAGAAGCTCCGCGTCTGCGTCACCGCCGGCTGCATCACTTGGCCTCGCGAGGTCAAGACGATCGAGGCGATGAACGTCTGCGGCTACAACATCCCGATCCAGAACCAGTGGTACGAGTTCCAGACTGACGAACGCGCACCGCGCACCGGGTGCGGCCGTGAAGGCTGCGAGCAGGACCAGCTGCTGGATCGCGGTATGGTCACCCAGTTCCGGGATTCAGTGGGTAACTGCTACATCAGGGTGACGCCGCAGCTGACGGCCGACGCCGGAAAGCGCGTGCTTCTCCAAGGGCTAGACCCCAACGGGCACCCGATCCGCACGCTGGATACGGTGACCGGCGAGTACGTGTGGGGCGAGTACGTCACGCTACCCAATCCGGCGGTGACCGCCTACGTTCAGACAGTCAACCTGTTCAAGCAACCGGGCCTTACCGGTGCCCAGAAGCCGTTGACTCAAGGCAGCCTAACGATCTTGGCGTACAACCCGACGACCCTTTTGCAAACCCAGATCGCCGTCTGGGGTCCGAGTGAGCAGAATCCGGAGTATCGCCGCACCTACCTGATCGGAATGCCTGAGGTCTGCGGCGGCACCTCCGGGTGCAACGCGGAAGCGCAGAACGACTGTATCGACCATGGCGACGGCTGCGTGCCAGCAGATGAGGCATGCACCAACACGGTCGTTGAAGCCATCGTGCGCCTGGACTTCATTCCGGCAGTCGTGGATTCGGACTGGCTGTTCATCGGTAATCTCCAGGCGATCAAGCACATGATGAAGGCCATTCAGAAGGAGGACCGGAATCAGTACACCGAGGCCGAGCGCGAGATCCAGCTGGCCCTGCGGAGCTTGCGGAATGAACTCGAAGCCTACAGCCCGAACGAGCGCACGGTGGTCAACGTGCAACCTTTCGGGTCTGCGAAGATTCAATATCGGTTTGGAGGGTTCATCTGATGGAGATGGCTCTGGAAAAACCGATGACATGGTTGGACTTCCTTGCGAACGAGTCCGTGTCGTTTGACGACCGCCTCGACCGCTGGGAGGCATTCGTTGCCAACCTGCCTCCGCAGGAGTGCCCACTGAAGCACACATTCCCCGAGGGGATGTACGTGCGTGAAATCTTCATGCCGGCGGGGTCAGTGATCACCAGTCGCATCCACAAGTTCGACAACCCGTTCTTCATCACCCAGGGCAAGGTCACAGTGGTCAGCGAGAACGAGGGGCACGTGACGTACACGGCGCCGTACTCAGGAATCACGAAGCCCGGAACTCGCCGGGTGTTGCTGATCCATGAAGACACGATCTGGACCACGGTTCACCTGAACCTCGATAACAAGACGGATCACGAAGAGCTTTTGAACGACCTCACATACGTGAGGCAGAACCAATACTTACCATGTCATTCGTAGCCACAGCAATCGGAGCCGGCGTTGTAACGGCAGGCGTTGGAATGGGTCTTCAAGCATCGTCTGCTAGCTCTGCACGTAAGCAGGCGCGGCAGGCGGCAGAAACCCCAGGTCTCGACATTCCAGCAATGGTCGCAGAGTCAGAGCAGCTGGCGCCTCGGACACGGGAATTGGAAGCGCAGCGCAATCAGTTTGCCCGCGCCCAGCTTCTGGAGTCCCTCGGCATTCAGATTCCCGGTTATCAGGAAGGGCAGTCCCAACGCACTCAGAACGCGCTAGCACTACTTCGCGGAGAACTGCCGGCCGATGTCGCGGCGCAGGTTCAACGGCAGGCTGCTGGACGTGCGCTCTCTGGAGGGTTTGCCGGCAGTCAGGCCGCCAGAAATCTGACGGCACGCGATCTTGGCCGCACGTCCTTGGCGTTGCAGCAGGCGGGAGGTCAGCAGTTTGCCAACATCCTTGGCACTACGCCGTTGGCACCAGTGGCGAATTACGAGTTCACCCCGCAGGACATCACTCGCCTCCGTGAGTCAGAACGCATCTCGCGCATGAACGCGTTGGCCGGCGTGGCATCCATGCCAAGTGCTGGTGGTGTTGTTGGACAAGGCCTCGGCTCACTCGGATCTGGCCTGACCAACCTTGGATTCGCACAGCTGGGTGCGCAGTACAAAACCCCAACAGGCGGCGAAAGCGATCTGGTCTCGACTCAACGCAAACTCATGGGAGGCTAATTTATGGCAAACCCCTTCTCAGGACTCGAAAACATCGGAGCTTCGTACATGGCGGGTGCCCGCCTGGCACAGGAGCGTCAACGTCGCGCCGACGAGATCGTAGCGCGCCAAGAAGAGGCGCGTGTTCGGCAGCAGTATTATCAAGACATTATCGCTGAACGCGAAGCGGCGCGAGGTGATGCGCGGAAAGCACGGCTGGAGCGTGCTGCTGGTCAGTTTGGGCAGGACATTGTCCTAGGTCCCGATGGTGAGATCGACTTCGCTGCGTCTGCCAAGGCCGCTCAGACGCGCCAGCAGACCGGTCGATTCGCCGAAGCTGCTGGTATGCTAGCAGGAGAAGGTGAGGCGCCCGGGCCGCTGTCGCCCGATATTCTGGCCTCCCCGGAATTTCTCCGAGGTCGTGCTACCACACTCGGCAAACGCATGGCCGAGCGGCGCGCTACCCAGCGAGCCTTGATGTCTGCCGGTTACGTTCCCACCGGTGAAGAGGCTCCGCCCGCGTTTGGTCTGACTCCGGATCTCCTGCGCGAACCCCGTGACACGTCGCAAGATGTAATGGTCGATGGAGCGCGCTTCCAGCCGGGTCCGTTGGCGCGGATGCGGGCGATGCCGAAGGCTACCACCACAAAACCCACGGTTACGATTACGAGCGAGCTTCCGACTGGAGAGAAGGTCAAGCGCCAGCTGACGGATGAACAGTATCAGGCGGAGGTCGCGAGAACCGGAGGCGCTGGCCCCAAGGAACCTGGAATTTTTGACGATCTCGATGCTGCCCAGAAGCAACTGCAAAGCCTTCAGGACAAAGGTATCGAAGACTTCAATCTTCGCCGCAACGATCAGGGTGATCTGGAGGTTGTTGAGGACACTGCTTTCGCGATCGGCCGAACCCCTGAACAGATTCAAGCCGATCTCGCATTGGAGCGCAAACGCCGCGCTGAACGCCGTGGAATCCGCACAGAAATGGCGGCACCGTCCGTTCCGCAGGGCACGAACCGAGTGATCGACTTCCGGTCAATTCAAGGTTTGCCTCCGCTTCCGGGCCGATAACACTCAAGACCATGGCGATCGAGATTGATTTCGGACGCGAGCTTGGCCGGCTCGCGTTCCCTGAAGGTATTACGGATGATCAAGCGCAGGCCTACGTCCGTGAGAATTACCAGGCGATTCGTCAGGGTTTGCTCGATCGCCGTAGCCAGGAGCTAACAGCAGAGACGGAGTCCGAGGAGGCTGCGAAGTTTCGGGCGGGGGAAGTCGGCACACTGGAGACTGTCGGTGCCCAGGCGGCGCAACTGCCGAAAGCGGCTCTTCAAGGACTTGGCCAAGCTGCCAAGGGGTTTGCTCGCATCTTTGAGGCTGGCGCTCCAGAGATTGAGGTGACCCCCGAAGAGCAGCAGCAGATGATTGCTCGCAGCCCGATCACGCAGGCTGGTCGGGGCATGATCGCAGCCGGAGAGGTAATGCCCACGCTTCCCGGTGTCGAGCAAACGATTCCCGCTCAAATCATGGGCGGAGTCGGAAGCACGCTCTCGGTGCTTCCAGGTGTCTTGGTTGGTGGCCCCATCGGCGCCGGCGCGCTGTACGGCCTCCAAGCCGGTGAGGCTGGGGCTGAAGACGCCGACCGTGTGATCAACCAACGAATCGCCGAGGCATTGGCAGCTGGCGATTACGACACCGCCTCGGATCTTCGCAGCCGCGCCGAGACACTGAAGAACCGTGCGTTCCTTGCCACGGCCCCGATCGGTGCTGTTACCGAGGGCGCGCTGGGTGTTGCTGGCAAGATCCCGGGTATGCGATCCGGCGCCGCTGGTCGCAGCACGCTGGGCAAGTACAGCGCCAATCTCGTCGAGCGCCTGATTCCTCAGACTGCATCGAAACGCGCTCAGGAGATGGCTCGCGGCGGCATCGAGGGCACAGTAAGCGAAGGACTCCAGGAGTCGCTTGAGCAGACGCTTGGAAACATGGCTGCCAAGTCGATCTACGATCCCGAACGCGGGATTATGGACGGCGTCGCCGAAGCTGGATTCATCGGTGGTGCCTCGGGTGGCCTGGTCGGCGGTGTGATTGGATCAAGGCGCAACGTAAACCTGGCGAACTCTGTCGTGGCTGCCAACGGCGCCGATCCGAAGAACCCGCTGCCGCTGTCGAATGCGACCGTCACCGGAATCGAAGACACGACTCCGACCGAGGGTTATGCCATCGAGCCTGAGATCACTGAGGAGGATGTCCTTCGTCGCCAGGCTGAACTCGGAATTCCGTTTCCCGAAGGTGTGCCGCTGCCAGCACCGGCTGCACCTGCGCCTGCGCCTGCGCCTGCACCTGCGCCTGCGCCTGCGCCTGCACCTGCGCCTGCGCCTGCGCCTGCGCCTG